ATTCCCATAGATGCTATGAATGAGAAAATGCCACCTATTATAGGTATCCAAATATACATAATAATCATAAATATTATTTTAATTTTATATTTATATTTAACAAAATTGATATTTTTTTATATATTTAGATAATACTAATAATTATTATCTAAATATGGGTTCTTTACAATTAATTTATGGGTGTATGTTCTCAGGTAAAACAACTAAATTAATAGATATATATAATTTATTAAAAATTAATTATAAATGTTTGGCTATAAATTATATTTTTGATAAAAGATATACTAATGATGAAAAAATTGTTTCTCACGATAACCTATCTATTAATTGTATATGTATTAAAGATTTAGAAGAATTAATAAATAATTTGGATAATTTAAAGAAAATAAATGAAGCAGAATATATATTTATAAATGAGGCACAATTTTTCAAAGGTTTAAAGAGTTGGGTATTATATGTAAAAAATACATTAAAAAAAAATATTATTTTATGTGGATTAGATTTGGATTTTAAGAGAGAAAAATTTGGTGAAATGATGGATTTGTATCCATATGCGTCAGAATTGTATAATATGAAAGGTATTTGTGATAATTGTAAATTAAATGAATCATTATTTACTCATAGATTAATAGAAAATGATAATCAAGTTTTAATAGGTTCAAGTGAATATATTCCTGTATGTGAGAATTGTTGGAATATTCTAAATAAAAAATCATAATATTGCAGATTAAAATTTAAAAGGTGTTCTAACATTATAATTTTTCATTTCATTGCGTATTTGATTTATTTCTAAACATAAAGATATATTTGAATTACCTAAATCAACAGGAAGACCATTATGATACCTGAATTTTATTTTTAATTTAGATATTTTTTCTATAGGAGGTTGGTAATAACTTAAAGAATCAATAAAATCGTCTTTAGAACTTAAACTTTGATTAATTGAATTTCCATCATAAGTATTATATTTAATAGGTATTTTAGCAAAATAAGAATTAACTAAACCAGTATTAGTATTATTAAGTCTATCATTAATGAATGGTTTAATTTCATCGGAAGTATTATATTTATCAATTTCTAAATATATAAATTGATTTTGATTTAGTTCAGTTTGTTTGGGTGGTATAATAACTTCGATGGGCTGTAGTCCTAGTTGGGTGGTATTATAATAAAAAAATATATCAGAATTTAAATTATCTGTTACTGCGTGTGATTCAACCCAATTTTTATCATCAAAACCTAAAATATATCCTAATCCCCAATTGGAATGTTGGTCATATACATTATTATTACATGGACTAATAGAAGAACTATTATAAAATATATCTGAATCAAAAAATATTAATGAAAAATCTTTGGTTTTACTTATAAAATGTGGTTTTTGAGATACTACATTAAAATTAACAGAAAAATCTCCCACGGGAAATTCAGTAAAATTTTTTAGAATTTTATTTTCTATAGTTTTACATATATTAGAATTATTATAATAACCATCTTCTAAAGTAATCATAAATTTGTCAGAATTACATTTGATTATCATTTTATTATTTTGCAAATGTTCACTAATGTTATATAATTTATTAGGGATTTGTATATTTAATAATCTAATAGACTCTACATTAGTATATGTTTGTGGAAGTGAAACTTCAAATTCATTAGCATTAGGCCATCTTAATTTATCTCTATCATTTGTATCAATTGATAAAATTTTTCTATCTAAAGTAAAATTTTGAAGTCTTTCAATTAATAATTGTTCCATAATTATAATTATAATTATAAAATAAAATAAATATATTTATTTCAAAATATATTTATATATATTAGATAAATAATGAGTGAAAAAGAACAATTAGATGCAATGATAAATAGAAAAGGAATATTTGGATTTGGTTTTAGTGCAAATAGTAATTTAGATTTGATGAATTTAGTTGTTTTAGCAATATCAGGTATTATTGTAAAAATATTTTTTCAAGAAAATTATACTAAATTAGGAACAAGCGGTCCTGCATCTACTACAATATGGGGCTATGGCTTAACTGCTATATCTTTAACATTAATGATATTTATGGCTATTTATTTAACAAATGCAAATCCTATATTTGAATTAAGAAAGGAATATAATATATTTGAATATTTTATTTCAGTATTATCATCTGGAGCACTTCCTATTATTTTAACATTAGGATTAGTAATATATATTATTTCATTAAATTTTATCTATTTTACAAGAATTAATTCAAATAAAGTATCTTCTAGTTATTCAACATATTCGTTTTTCTCTTCATTATTAGTGATAATTCAAATTGGTATAATAATTAAATATATGTATAATAAGTTGAATGCTATACAAATTTCCGGAACTAATCAACCAGCAAAACTAAAAGAAGAATCATTATTAAAAGGATTAAGCTTAATAATAACAACTGTTAATTATCTTTTTGTTTTGATTTTACATATATTATTAGCATTTTTTTCAACTGATGGTTAAGAAGGTGTGGTCTCCATTACAGATAAATTATCATTATTAAAAGAAATAGTATTTTCAATTAAAATTATTTTAAATGTGACTCCAATATTTTCTTTTGTTTCCCAAATACCAGAAATTTTTAGAATTAAAGATCTATTGCTATTTTCAAAAACTTTATATGTTATATTATTTATTAAATTATCATTATAACAATATTTTATATATCCATTATGAAGTAATTCTCTTATTTTATAAATTTTATTTTTATTTGAATTTATTAGATTTAGAATAAATTCTTCCATCTTAACAATCATATCAATATGAATTTTGTTATCATAATAATTGAATGAAATTTTATCTTTATTTATCTGAATTTTATTTAAATTAAATAAAATGTAAAGTCCATTTAATGATAATTCTTCATTTGAATAAATAATTTTATAAAAATTACTATATTGCATAATACTGTTTTTTATAGGAGGACAAATAATAATATGATTTGTATCTATATTTTCTATATTTTCTGCAATCATCTTAACTAAATTAATTTATAAATTAACTTTAAACAATTTTAATATATTTAAAACTATTTTATTTAATTACTATAATGATTTTAAAAGATAATTTTGTTACATTATTAGAAAAAAGTAATTCTACTAATATAAATAATAAATATACTGAATACATAAATAAATTATCCAATGATTTGAAGATGATGCCTAATTTTATATTATATGGTCCTAATGGGTCAGGTAAGTATACTGAATCATTAAAAATAATTAAAAAATATAGTCCTAGTTCTTTAAAATATGAAAAAAAAATGATAATAAGTTCATCTAAAAATCAACACATATTAAAAATTAGTGATATACATTATGAAATTAATTTGGAAAATTTGACTTGTAATTCAAAAATATTATTAAATGATATTTATAATAATATTATAGATGCAATACAAAGTTCAACAGAAAAATTAGGAATTATATTATGTAAAAATTTTCATGAAATAAATAATGAAATAATTGAGATATTTTATAGTTATATGCAAAAAAAATTACTGAATAATTTAACATTAAAATTTATAATATTAACTGAACATTTGAGTTTTATTCCAGCAAATATTCTGGATGTATGTAAAATATTATATTATTCTAATTTAAGTTATTCTAATTATATTAAATTATCTAATACTAATAATAAGAAATTTTTATTAAAAAAACATGATAATTATGATAAGGATTATATATCAAATATTTATTCAATTAATTTGTTAAAATATATTAATTTAAATGATACTAATAAAAATATTGTATGTTTAAAAAGTTCCATATGCGATAAGATAATTAATATTATATTTTTTAAAAAAATTAATTATTATAATATAAGAAATATTTTATATGATATACTAATTTATAATTTAAATATTTATGATTGCACTTTTTACATAGTTTTTTCTGTTATTTTTAAAAAATTAGAATTAAGTGGTGAAAAAATAGATAAAGATTTTATAAATAAAATTTTTGTTAGAATATGTATATTATTTAAATATTATAATAATAATTACAGACCAATTTATCATTTAGAGACATTTATATTATATTTAATAAAGCTAGTTAATGAAAATGAATATACAGAAAGCATTAAATAAATTAAACTTAAATAATAAATATAACATACTTAATATTACAGAATTAACTAATCTTGAATTAAGAAAAAGTTATCATATTATGGCGTTAAATTATCATCCAGATAAAAATAAAGATGATAACGCAAAAGAAATTTTTCAAGAAATAGCAGATGCTTATTCTTTTTTATATAATATAATTAATTCAAACATTTATAATATATATGAAAATAATACAGAAGAAGAAATTTATGATACACCATATACTGATTTAATGATTAATTTATTCAAAATGTTATTAACAACGCCAGATAGCGGAGAGATAAATAAATTTCAAAAAAAATGTTTTGAATATACGAATAAGTTGTTAGAACAATTACTTGATAAAGTAAATATTAATGTGATGGAAGATATATATATATTTATAGTTAAAAATACGATGGGTTTATCAGAAGATATGATAAATATTATTAAAAATATTATTAATCAAAAATTAATAAAATGTAATATGTATATAATCAGTTCTTCATTAGAAAATATTTTGAATAGTGAAATATTTAAATTAGAAATAGAAAAAGAAATTGTTTATGTACCATTATGGCATCAAGAAATGGTATATGAAAATATTTTAATTAAAATTCAGCCAATATTACCTGATAATATTATAATAGATGAGTATAGTAATATGCATATAGAATACAACAATACATTTATTAATTTATTGAATTTAATAAATGAAGATATAAAATTTATAGAAATAAATAACTATAAAGTTTATTTGGAAGAATTAAAATTTAAAAAAAATCAAGTAATAGTGTTAAAAAATAAGGGCATACCTTTAATAAATATAAACGATAGTTTAGATAATAAAATAAAAGGAGATGTAATAATTCATATTAATTTGGAATAAAATTTATAAAAAAAAAATTATAAATTTTATTTTTTTGTAGTTTTTTGTAGTTTTGTTATTTTATTTATTTAAGCATCCGCTCCCTTTGCTTTCTTTACAACACGCTTCTTTTTTGGCACATCTTCCTGAACAACTGATTTTACCTCTTCTTTTACTGATTCTACAACTGCTGGTGTAACTGAATTAGTTGTATCGGTTTCATCATCGGAATCTTCAACTACGGTGGATGCTAGTTGTTCTACTACTTCATGCTCTTCCTCATTTTGTTTATCAGCAATTGCTGTTAGTGTTTCCTTATCTTTAGATGAAAGATTAATATGACACTTACCAGCAAGAGTAGCTCGCGGCTTGACTACCGCTTGAAATAGACGCCAAACTACACCAAATTTGCCATTAGCAACCCAAATTCCACCACAAGATAGAAGTGTAGCAACATGAGAAGCCTTAGTAATTAGTTCTACGGGAAGTGTTTCATTCTCATTAGGAAATAGTTGCATCTGATTATCATCATAAATTTCTGTATTTTTGTATTCACCCTCCCAATAATTTAGTTTTACCTTAAGAGTAGGAGCACGAGAATAATCAAATTCACCTGTTTCTTTATCTTTTGGATAACGAAGCATCGGTGTCCAAAGAGCATCAATAGCATCAGGATTTGTCTTTGTCTTATTTAGCCAGTCTTTACTATTTGTAATAGCATCATCCTTAATACGCTGTTCCAGTTTCTGCATATTCTTAAGAAATTCTACACATTCTGGATTATTATATTCATCATTAGGAAACTGAAGAGCCATATCATATGATTTTGCGCCTGACTTTTCATCTGTAAATTCATTTACACCCCACGTTAGCATTAGTGGTGTGCTTAGATATACATTTTTCTTACTTTTTGAATTTACAACTCCAACTGATTTACGACCATTCGCATTAACCTTTGCTTTTGTAAAGATAATATCGGTATTTGGGTCAAATTCAACACCAGAGAGGATTTGCGCTTGAGCCATCGTTATTTAATAATACTAATAATATATTTTTATCTTTAAATCAATTTTTTTTTAATTATAAATTTTTTTTTTTTTTTTTATTTTTTATTTTTTTTTTGACTTCATTAATGCTTTTGTTTATTGTTATATTCTCTCCATTTTTTTTGAATAAATTTACTAGATATTTTTTTCAGTAAATTTTCTAACGGAATTTGCTGTTCTGGAAATATTAAATTATTGTTTTTTATAACGTTCGTTAATTTATGCGTATCTTTAAGTAAGAGAGAATTTGATAAACCTTCATATTTATCTTGTCTATAAACTAAACTTGGCGAATTATTTATGAATAAACAATCTTCACAAAATATTTCTCCACAAATTTCACATAATCCACCTAATTTACTATCACATTCAATACACATTATTATTTCACACGAATCTCCAAATATTATTCCACCTTCTTTAAAACAAATATTACAAGTATTCATTTTTTTTATTTGGGACTAGTAATAAAAAAAATAATTATACTTTTTTTATCAATTTTTAATTTATTTATAAGTTATAGATTTAAAATATTAGATGAATGTTTTTTAATAAATTGTTCTTTTAATTTTAAACAAATATTACAATCACACTCATAACCACTTACTTCTAAATTTAAATTTTTCCAATAGCCTTCTAAGCAACTTTTATTTTTACATACTATCGAACATAATTCATATATTCCAATACATTCCATACATAAATTCTTATCGCATATTTCACAAATACCGCTAGTAGAAATACTAGAACATATTTTACCACATTCTTCACATTCTGTTTCAATATTGATTTTCTCTCTTTCGTGTATATAACAAAATCCTAATGCTTTAAAATCACACAAATAACATATATTTATACCACAACATTTTTTTTGTTTAATTTCCTCTTCATTAGAAAAGCATATATCACAATTCATAATTTATATAAAAAATAATTATACTTTTTATATCAATTTTTAATTTATTTACGCGTTATATTACATTTATTACATAAAATATTTCTAAATTTTCCTGTTGTGTGGTCGTGGTCTAAAGTTTTTTTACCTGAATGTTTATTTCCTTCGTGTAATTTACAATTACAAAAATCACAAAATTCGGTTTCAAGATATAATTTATATACTGCTTCAAATTCTTCTTTATTGTCAAATTTAACTCCTCGTTTTTTCCAAGAACTTTTTCTATTTTTCTTTTTACCTTGGGGTGTTTGATTGTATGCTTTATCATATTCATTTTTTGCTTTAGGATTAGCAGCATATCTATCTTTTGCTGCTTGTAATTTTGGTTCTGGATTAGCATAATATCTTAATGAATCTTTTATACTTAATTCTTCTTTATTTTTTTCTCTATAATTAACTCCGTATTCATACGTATTTGGTGCCATTAATAGTAATAGTAATATTAATAATTTGTTTTTATTTCAATTTTAAAAATATTATTTAAAATTGAAATTATGGTGTTATTTTTTGTTTTTATTTAAGCCGAGGCCTCAGCAGTTTTCGCTTGTTTAGGGAAATGGGGCCCCATGTACCGCTGTAGGTTAAAATATGTGAGCGCAACCTCATCATCAATCTTGAGTAGTGCTTTTAGTGGAGGATCGGCGTTAATTTTGCGACCATTTTCTTTATCCTGAAGACTGTTAGCACGAATGTATTTGTTGATTTCGCGTGTAACATCAGTGCGAGCCATTTCAGTTCCTTTATCGCGACCAAGGAATTTGGCTAGTTCATCACTAATAAGAGATGGTTTAACAAAACCACTTGGGGCACGTGTGCCTTTCTTGCGTTTTTTGTTATTAAGTTTTTGGACTACTTTAAGTTGTTTGACTGTTTTGCGCTCAAGTGATTTAAGTTCAGTTTTGAGGGAATTAAACTGAGTAATCATAGTCTGGAATTTAGTAATAAATTCAGTAAAGTTATCTGTAAGGGATTGTTCTGTCGACTCAGCAACAACTACATTATTAACTTCTTCTTGAGCAGTAACTACTGGAACAGTTTCTTTCTTAGCACCAGCACGGGGTTTGGTTTCTTTTTTCGCTACAACTGGAGCAGGTTCAGCAACAGCAGCAGCAGATTTTGTATTTTTAGATTTCTTGGTATCAGCATCAACAGGTGTCTCTACAGTTTTTTTAGCAGTAGCTTTGGACGGCATATTTTTATAATTATTTATATAATTATTTTTTTAAGTTCTTTTAAATATATAATATATTATTTAATTTCAAATATATTTTAAAACCCATTTATGCTAAAAAAATATATCTTTCATATATTTTTAATTTTTAACGAATTAATTGTTAATTATTAATAATTAACAGATTCATATAACCAAGGCAACGCTTCTGCCGCTGAACTATTTACTAAAGTTAAACAACATAAAATATAATAACACCCTAAAGTTCTTGTTTCATTATTTATTCCTTTTGTTATAAATTCCTCAATTAATTGAACTACATTTTTTTTAATTATTGTATAACTATAATTTTGAATAGAATTTAAATTTATATTTAAACTTCTAAATGGATTACCATTAGGAGGACATATTTCCCTCTTTACATCTTGACTTAAATTTGCTCTATAATGCCACAAATCTGCTAATTCTCTCATAAATTTTATTAATTCATATTTATTTAAACTTGTTAACCACGTCATATCTGTATAATTCCCTAAACTGTCCATTTGTTGAAATAAATTTAAAATTTTCATTTCTAATTTTCTTGCATCATTCAGTTTTTCTACACTATCATAGTTTATATTTATTTTTATATTTAACATTTTACTATACTTGATAAATAACATCATATTATTATATACTTCTTTATCTATTAATTTTGTTGAAAAAGGGTTATGAACTTGCGTCTTATTTTTTATATATAAATTATATATTGATAATATATCAAATGCATAAATAAATTTATCTTCATCTTCAAAACTAAAAAATTGAGTATATGGAATACATTTTAATTCATCTAATGTTGCAAAATCACAATCATTAGTACATCTTTTTCTATTATAAAATCCTGGACCATGTAATCTTATATAATTTTTTATCAATATTTTTCTAACTATTTTCTGAATATAAATGCTAAAATATGAATAATACATGTAGTTATAAATTCTTTTTGTTAATTCATCTTTATTACCCGATGTTCTTATTATATGTTCTTTACAAATTTTTTTTAGTTGTTGAATATTATAATTTATATGAAGTAAATTTGAATATTCAAATAACTTTGGTATTACAAAATCATTGTCTTTTATTTTAGTTCTGGCTTTTTTAATTGGTAATTCTTTATTTAAAAAATATTCTACTATTGTTTCTTCTTTTTTTATTACCACATTTTCATTTATTTTTAATATTTCAATACTTAAATCAGATATTTTACGATTATTTTTATTTTTTATCATTATATATATATAATATAATATCTTTATTATATTATATTATGATATGATATGCTTTTAATCATATTCTAATACACTCATTCGTAAGTTATTAAGTAAAAAGTTTAAATTTTTAATCTTTAAAACTTTAATAGATATATAGATTTCTCTCATATATTTCATATTCTGTATAAGATAAGGATTATTAGATAATAAAATCATATAATTTAAAAATTTTTCCATATTTTGGAGAGAATTGTTAAAAAATAAAGTATTTTCTTGTTGAACCGAAATTTGTGAATTTATAAATTCTTTATATCCAAATAATATATATAGTTTTAAAATAAAATAACTGAAAATATGAGTTTTCTCTCTATAAACAGATTTATTATTAGTAGAGAGAATATCAATATAATTAAGACGATTATGAGATAATATTTTGGTGCTTTGTAAAAAAGAATGCATAGTTTCAAATTTCATAATTGTTTCAAAAACTTGTTTGTAAAATTTAAATTCTTGTTTATAGGTAGAGAGATTACAACTTTTTGAATAATTAAATGAATAAATAACATTATTAAAAAATTCACCCCAAAATTCTACTATAGATTCTTGTATACCTAAATTATTCTCTCTACTTAAATTAAAATTTTTTAAAAATTTTTTATAAATAAAATATTCTTTTGTATTTTTAATTCTTGTTTTAGTCATAAATTTAAATATATATTCATCTAATCCATAATTATGAATTAATTCATGGGTGAATACTTTAAAAACCTCTTCTTGTCTATAAACTATTATATTCCCATTTAAAACACATCCATAACAAAAACCTCCATTTACATTATTTGAACCCAATATATTCTCTTGTTTTTTTTCCAACTCTCTCTTAAATGGTGTTAAAAATAAATAAATATTCAAACTATTTTTAGAACAATTATTATTTTTAATTAAATTAGTAATTAAATATATTTGTGTTATCATATTTTTTACTAATTTATCATAATTTGCAAGAAGTTTTGGAGAGATTTTTGAATATGTTATAATATTAATTAAAATAGTTTTATCTTTGAATGGTAATTCATAAATTATAAGAGAACCAGGAATATTTTTTATATATTTTTTAATTTTATTATCAATATATGGATTATTTGTAAAATGGTTTTTATAGATATCTTCTATCAATCTTTTATATTCTCTCGTATTATTATTATAAATTGTTCTTAAATTATAAATTTTTTCTAAATCTTTATTTAATATATCATTTATATTATCTAATAAATCATATAAATGTTTATGAAAATTAATATAAACACTATTTTTTTTATTATCTGAAATAAATTGAAAATTTTTATTAGAATTTTTTAATAATTCATCATAATAATTAATTAAAAAGGTAGATTCTTGTGATAAATTTAACATATAGCTTAGCTTAATATATAAAAATATTTTTATGTAAAAATAATAAAAATATTTTTCATTTAAAATTAATTATATATATTATTTTAATAAGACGCAATATCTCGTTAAATTTATTAAAAACTTTATTCCTTAAAGATTTTTATGATTGGATAGTTTCATTCTGCCTTTTTGCACTTTTTTCTATTTTTATTGCTTCTGTTAATTTTTTTGATAAAATTGTTAGTTCTTCAGATTTTTGGTTGATTTTTTTTTGTAATTCGTCTTCATAGTTAGAATTATTTTGTATTTCGAATTTTTGGGGAAAATTTAATAACATTCCTTTGGACGTAATAGTTATTAAATTCTCATTGAAAATTGTATTAAATTTATTATTTAATTCGTTGAAATCCTCTCCAATAAATTCATCAATTTCCTTATCTATTTCTTGTATTTTTTTTCTCATATTATCTCCATCCTTATCAAATACTATCTCAAGAAATATTTTATTTAATGCTATGTTTAATTTTTTGATTTCATTTTTATTTAATGGGACTTGAGTGTCGGCATCGGTGGTGGGGGTGTGGGGGACGGGAACAGCAACAGGGGGGTTCGGCTTCTTCGCGGGCGGGGCCTCGGCGGGCAGGTTGGCGAGGGGCGCGGCGGCAGGACGGGAGAACGTCGCATCCCTTATATTTATTTCGGGAGGTACGGGTACCTTAAAATTAGTTTTATTATCAGCCATTATTTATATATAAGTTTATAATTAAATAATATTTTAAATTAAAATAATTTACTAATCTATTTTACTAAAATTTCTCTAATTTTCATTAATTCTGTTGCTTCATAAGCACCGCCACCTCTACCAGGTTTATAAATATTAATTTTTGACTTTTTAGTTAGCTCTAATATATCATGAAGTTCTTTATTAAATTCTATTAAACCATCATTTTTAATATTAAATTTAGCACTTAATGCTTCAGTTAAGAATTTAGAATAGTTATTTTTATAATCAGCATCTGTTAAAATTTTACTTTTATATGCAGATATCATTTTATCATAAAATCGTTTAGCCAATTCAGGTGATGATGTTTCTTCATTAGATAATGTAAATTTATTATATATATCTGGTAAATTAGAAAATCTAACAGCATATAAATAATGTAGCACGCTAGCCCATTGATTACCTTTAATTTCTAATTTTTCATTTTCATTATTTAATAAATAACTATTATCTAATTTTCTTCTCCAATGTTTAATTTTATATAAATCTAGAATATTTTTTAAAGTTTTTTGTTCTTTTGTAATAGATTCACCTGAACCTTCACCTACTTTTGTATGTTGTGAATTAGAATAAATTTGAATTGTTATACTATCATCGTATAATTGAGATTTAGGTTTATTTATAAGTGTTTCAAATTTAGGTTCGTGTGTTTTTTGAAGTTTAATATTATGTGTTTTTGCAAAATCTCTAAAATCAGGTATTAATGCAAATAATCCAGAAGTAGATTTCATACATATATCTAAAATTTCTTCTTTTATTCTATATGGAATTTCAGAAAATTTAAATGCACCTTTACCAATATTTTTATCATATGTAATTAATTTGTAATGACTACCAATTTGATAATTAGTAATAATATAGTAATCAGGTTCAAATAATTCTCTTTGCTGTAATTTCTTATCTGCTTCTCCACATTGTAGAACTTCAGGATTAAGTTCTAGTGTTTCATCAAAATTTTCTTCAGCTAAAATAATAAATTTTACATTATATAATCTTTCTAATGTGCTAATAGCCCAATTATCAGCCCAAAATTTATTTGTCATTATAATATTTCTTAAATCATCAATTGTTTTTACATCTCTCATAAATTTAAATTCTTCAGTGAGTTCTTCAAATTCTTTCCTTTGTTCGTCAGAGGTTTTAATTCGTTTTAAATATCCTTTTGCTTTTTCTAATAAATTAGATTTTTCAGAATTATCGCTAGTTCCTCCTATCATACTTTTAATAGTATTATGCTTACTTTTATATGTTTTAAATTCTTGTATAGTGGCGTTTAATCCCCCTTTATAATGATTATAAAAATCTAAATATGTATTAAATTGTTGTTCGTCTAAATCATCTGCTAATTTTTGTCTAATATTTTTAACGGTAATTCTATTATATTTTTCTAAATTTAAAGTTTTTAATCCATCTCTTAATGTTGCAAAAAAACAATCTCCACCGGCTTCATTATCAACTATAGAATATTTATGACTTTTAAGGTATTTATTAATCCATTTATCCGTTTCAGTAGATGTAAAATTAGCAATTTCTAAATCGCTTTCTTCTTTAGATTGTTCTTTTAAAATAATTGGAATATCTTCTTTTTTACTTTCACCTTCACCTTTACTTTCATCTTCACTTTCATCTTCACTTTCATTTTCACTTTCATCTTCACTTTCATCTTCATCATCGCTTTCATCTTCACCTAATTCTTCATCTTCACTTTCACTGATTGCTTCTTTAAAATCAATTTTATCTTCTTCAAATTTGTATTTAGTTGTAATATAGGTTTTCGCATATGAAAAAAATAATGGATAATTTAAATTTTCTATACTAATATTGCCATTACTATCTAGTAAGTCTCTATAAGATGTATTTTCTGTTTCATATATACCGATTTTTGCTACTAAATCAGTATTCTCTACTAAATATATATTAAAATAGACAATATTATTATCAATATATTGAAAATTAGGTTTTCCTAATACAAATTTAATAGGTTTATTATATATTTTAGCTCTATAAGCATATGTTTCACCTTCATCATTTTTATCTAGATTATTAGATTCTAAATAATTAATATTTTGATCTATTTTTGATAGAACCATATATAAGTTATAAACATAAGAAAATTTTATATTTAAAATTTATAAATATTAATTTAAAATATACTATAAATTATTATATAAAGTGATAAAATAGTCCGATATTAGCCTCTAGACGCGTTTATATATTTTTTTCTACAATATCTTTGTGTTTAAAAATAATTTTATTATTTATACTTAAAAATGAATTATTTTTTAAATTTGATATATATTTAAAATTATTAATTAATTTTTCATCAGTTATTTTAAAATTAGAAGTTATTAAAAATAAAAATTGTGTTAATAATTCATTATACTCTTTTTTATTTTCTAGTTTAATATTATCTAATAATTCTTGGGAAATATTAATAGTCGCATTATTTATTATATTGAGAGGTATTAACTTAATTTTAGAACAAAAAATATAAAATCTACAAAAACATTTGTATTTATCATTATCTTTGTTAATAATAGTAATTTCATCATAATTACTGGAAGATGTAGGAAGTTGAATATAATTATAAATTTTATTAAAAATTTCTAAATAATTATTTAATATATCAGAAAATTCAGAATTAATATTAATTAAGTTATATAATAAATCAGAATATAAATTATTAAAAATTATATTATTATAAGCAAAAGATTCAAAAATAAATATGTTAATTTTATTAAAATTTATTTTATCAATATTATTTCTATCATTAAAGATAGACATATAATAACATAAAAATTCATTTTTTAATTTATCATAGGTTTGTTCTGTTATTTTATTTAAAAGTTTTCTAATATTTGTAATAATTAATTCGTAATCTGATTTATTATTAATATCTTTAATTCTATTAATTTTATAATTATTAGTGGGTTCTTTATTTATAATTAATTTTTCATTTAAATCTTTATCAAGTTCATTTTTATTATAATATCTTCTATTATTTTTAAAATTTTTTTTATTTTTTTGATTTTTAGAAACATAATACGAATTAAAATTGGGAGTGATTTTATATACAGGTTTTTTAATATCATTTAAAATACTATTTAAATAATTTTCTACATCAGAATTTAATTTATTAGAAATCATAGTATTTGATAATTCATTTATAAAATTTATATCATAAGTAGGCATATATATATAACTATATTGAAGTTTTAAATTATATTTATATATATATTTCGTTTGCGATATAAAAATAATATATATTTTATTAATAATGGATTTTATATTAGAGTTATTAATATCTCAAGACAAAAATTCTTTTGAGTTTTCAGAAATAAAATTAGATAATTTTTTTCAATTACCAATAGAAATGACAGATAACAAAATAGCAATAAATAAAAATATAGAAAATGATTTAGAATTAATAGAATTTAAAAATGAAATAGATACATCTAATAATTTATATAATGATAATTTATATTATAGTGTATTAGAACCAAAAAATATATTAGATAAATGTATTGCTTTGAAATGGGGTAAATATTATAGTAATGATAAAAATTATTTATTAGAAACTCAAAAATTATTAAAAAATTTTAAAAATAATGTATATTTTGAAGATGAAGCAATTAAAAATGAAAATATTTTTCATTGTTCTGAAGAAATTATAAAAGATAATGGATTTAAAGAAAAATATCAATATATAGATTTACCATTTTTTAATAAATACAATAATGATGAATTATGTATGCAAATGTTATCTATTTTTAATTTAGCTAATCCAGTTTTAAGTTTATTGGCGCCAGTATTATTATTATTATTGCCTTTTTTTATAATTAAAATTCAGGGATATACAGTTACATTAGAATCTTATTTAACTCATTTAAGACAAGTATTTAGTAATCATATAATAGGTCAATTTTTTAATGATTTTTATGATGCTCCATTATCAACAAAAATTTATTTATTGATAAGTATAATCTTTTATATTTTTCAAACATATCAAAATGTAATTAGTTGCGGAAAATTTTACAAAAATGTAAAATATATTCACAATAAATTATTTGAATTGAGAGATTATATAACAAATTCTATAAATAAATTCAATAATTTACTAAAATATACCGAAACACTCTTGACATATGATAATTTTAATAAACATTTAAATGAAAATATAAATGTATTAAATAATTATTTAATAAATTTAAATAAAATTAAAGATTATAATATTAGTTTTAGTAAATTATTCCAATTAGGACATCTAATGAAATGTTTCTATAAACTGCATAATGATCAAAATATTATTAAATCTCTATATTTTTCATTTGGTTGTAATAGTTATATTTATAATTTAGTTACTATTCAAAAACATATAAAAAATAATACAATGAATTATACAACTTTTATACAAAATGATAAAAAAACTAATTTTAAAAATTCATATTTTTGTGAATTATTAAAAGATGTTAGTAATAATATAGTAAAAAATACTTATAAATTAGATAATAATTTAATTTTAACAGGTCCTAATGCTGCTGGAAAAACTACATTATTAAAATCTACACTATTCAATATTTTACTTTCACAACAAATCGGTTGTGGATTTTTTGATAAAGCAGAAACTAAGATTTATGATTTTATACATTGTTATATTAACATTCCTGATACATCTGGAAGAGATAGTCTATTTCAAGCTGAAGCAAGACGTTGTAAAGAAATTTTAAAAATTATTCAAGAAAATAATGATAAAAATCATTTTTGTGTATTCGATGAATTATATAGTGGAACTAATCCAAATGAAGCAATTAATAGTGCTTCAGCATTATTAAATCATTTAAATAAAAAACATAATGTAAATTATATATTGACTACTCATTATTATAAATTATGTAATAAATTAGATAAGAATATATCAAAAAATTATCATATGGAAATTAAAAAAAATAAAGAAAATGATGACTTCAAATTTACTTATAAAATAAAAAAAGGAATAAGTAAAATTAAAGGTGGAATTAAAGTTTTGAGAGATTTAGAATATCCCGAAGATATAATTAGTAAATTATCAAAAAATTAATCTCTAGAAAAAAGGTTCTCTCATTCTTAAAAAATTTATGGAGTTAAAAATAAATATATTCGTTTAACATTCTTAAAAAAAATAAATTTAAAATTTAATGATTTCTTTATTAAATTTTATTGATACAGGATTTATAATTACTTTAGGATTATTATTATTAGTATCTGGTGCTGTAATGTTATATTGTTATAGAAGATTAAATATATTAGAAAATAGTTTAATAGAACACGGTAAAATTTTACAAAATTTTATAATGAATTATAATAACCAATTTTTAGTAAATCAACAATCACAATCAAAAGATTTAGAAAATGAATCTATAAAAAATGTTATTTTAACTAATGAAAATAAAATTAGTGTTTCAGACAATGATGAAGATGATGATGATGATGATAATGATGATGAGGTCGATGATGATGATGACGATAACGATAGTGATGATGATGATGATGATGACGATGAAGAAAGTAATAGCGACGAAAATGAGGAAAATGAAAATAATGATTTAGATAATAAAAATAATGAAGATAAAACAAAATCTAAAATTAAAGATTTTGAATCTATTAACATAGAAAAACCTGAAAATCAAGAAAATATATTTTTAAATAATTTACCAATTGATTTAAATGCTTTAGATATTAATTTAGATTCTAAAATTATTACATTAGATTCTACAGAAACAGATTCTAGTGAAAAAGTAAATAATAATGAAAAAAAAAATTATAGTAGAATGAAAGTAGATGAACTCAGAACTTTAGTAGTTCAAATGAATTTAATAACTAATGAAAAAGCATTATCATTAAAAAAAAATGATTTAATAAAATTATTACAATAAATTAAAATATATTATAAAAATATATATTAAATGACTTGGGGAACTTGTTATAAAGGTTCAAATAATATTCATTTTAATTATCCACCTATAATGAATGACGGAAGAAATTATTCTAATTATGAAACAGGTGCAAATTTAGATAATAAATTAAAAAAAAATGCTAATATTGAAACTAATAGTGATTATAGAAAATATTTACAAACTAATGCTGATTCAATTATAAAAAATAATCAATTAAGTGCTTGTAGTGAAACTACTACTAATCCATATTTTTCAGGAAATATTCAAAATTTATCTTATACTAAACCATACATTTTTAATTCTATTTTATCAAAAGACCAACCATTTGGTTATGAAGATAGTGATTTAAAAAATATATATTTATCTAAACAAGTTTTAGAAGCTCAAATGCATGCTCCTAGATTTAGAATTCCTAATGAAGTAAAATGATTTTAGAAAAAAATTATCCTTATAAATATTGTTTTTAATTTATTTATAAAATTAAAAAGAATAAAAATCTTTATGTATATTATAAAATTATGCCTTTGGCTTTTCTTGATAGTTTAATGTCACCACTAGGAAAAGAACATTGTATAGTATATTATGTTCTTGGACTTCTAGCAGTATTTTCTGCTGTTTTAACTGTCTTAACTGGCGTTTATAAACTTTTAAACAAAAATTCTAGACAAACTGGTATATTATTAATTATTAATTCACTAACTATGTTCTTTATGTATTACATTTATAGAATTATATATTCTATGTGTAGTAAATCTTTATAAATTATTCAATATCTAAAAAATAAGACATTATCCAAATTATTAAAAATGGAGCAAAAATTATTGAATCTAATTGAGTAAATATTGCAATTACATATCCAATCAAAGCGTGTTTTGTTGCAATTTTTAATCTCTTTCTTTTTATATCTTTTTCATCACCCGCTTTATCATCTTCATATAAAATAAACATTACATAATAACTCAAAATTATTATAGCAACAAAAGAAATAATAAAATATTTATTTGTAATAAATTTTATTGCTTTTTCTTGATTTTTATTAATTATTATACTTCCAATAGTAATTATAATTAATGAAATAATTGCTAAAAAAAATTTGATAATTTCATTACTTTTTATTTTTTTTTTAATTACAGCCATTTATATATTATTTATATTAATTAATAAATAAAATTATTTATTAATATTAATGAAAGTTCTTAGTATTGATATTGGAATTAAAAATTTGGCATATACATTACTCGAACATAATGAAAATACTAATAAATTCATTATACTTAATTGGGATGTTATAAATCTTTGTAATAAAATACCATCTTGCTCTTCCTGTAATAAACCCGCCAAATTTTATAAAGATAACAACTTCTTTTGCAAAATTCATACTAGAAATACTGATTACAAAATTCCACAAATAAATACTAAAACTTTACCTAAACAAAATTTAAAAAATATTATAAATATTGCTAATGAAAATAATATACCATTTGATAAATCTATTTCCAAAATTGATTTAATAAAATTAATTGAAGAACATTTACATAATACTTGTTTTAATGTTATTGAAATTTTAAATGCTAATGATATTAATTTAATTGATTTAGGAATTAATTTAAAAAATGAATTTAATCAAATATTTTCTAGTATTGAATTGAATAATATTGATATAATACTATTAGAAAACCAAATTAGTCCAATTGCAAATAGAATGAAAACTATACAGGGAATGATCGCTCAATATTTTATTGATTGTGGTAATTATAATATTGAATTTATGTCTGCTGCTAATAAATTAAAACTTTTTAATAATAACAAAAATACCACATACGCAGAAAGAAAAAAATTAAGTATTCAATATACACAAGAATTACTTTTAAAACAAAATATAGAAGAAAAATTAATATTTTTTAATAAGAATAATAAAAAAGATGATTTAGCTGATTGTCTTTTACAAGGTATTTATTATCTTATTGTTTTTAATAAATTGAATATATGAATTAATAAATATATAATAATTATATTTTTATAATATAAATAAACTATAAGAATGTCTACGAAAACTAAAACTAAAACTAATACTAATACTAATACTATAACTATAAATATAAATGAAGAAAACGATATAAACGAAAAATTAGATAAGTTTATGCAAAAAAATTATTATGAAGGATTATATCAGGATTTAAGAAATAATTATGTTGATGAGAAAAGTATGGAAGAGTTGATAACATTAGGAGTTTGTATATCAGAGTTTTATACAAAATTACATGATATTTTAGAAAAAAAATTTAATCCGGCGAAGAAGAAGGCGGAGGAGGGGGCAGAGGCGGGGGAGCAGGGGGCAGAGCCAGTGGCGCCTCCAGCGACGGCTTCAGATGCGGCGGCGAAGGCGGCGGAGGAGGCGGCGGCATCCAAGGCGGCGGAGGAGGCGGCGGCGAAGGCGGCGGAGGAGGCGGCGGC